GGTAGAGGTGCGGAAATCACTGACAACGGACACGCACCAGGAGCAGTTCATTTTATGAACCTATTCCAAAGTGTTGTTGACAATATTTCTCAAGGTTCAACACGTAGAGGTAGATTCTCACCTTATCTACCAATTGAACACCCCGACATCATGGAGTTCTTGGAAATTGGAACTGAAGGGTTCCCCATCCAAGATTTGACTCACGCAGTTACTGTAACTGATGAATTCATGGAATCCATGGTTAACGGTGACCCTGATAAGAGAGCGGTGTGGGCTAAAGTTATTCAAAGAAGAGGTGAGATTGGATATCCGTACATTATGTTCACAGATACTATGAACAATAAGGCTCCTGAAGTATACCGAGAAAAAGGTATGAAAATTTATAACTCTAACTTATGTTCTGAAATTGCATTACATAATTCAGAGGAAGAGTCTTTCGTTTGTGTATTGTCTTCAATGAATGTTTTACACTATGATGAGTGGAAAGATACGGATGCGGTTGAGACTATGGTTCATTTCCTTGACGCAGTTGTAACTGAGTTTATCGGTAAAATTGATGACATTAGAACTAACGGTACCGTTGAAGGTCAAAGAGCATTCTTTTATCTTGAAAAGGCATACAACTTCGCTAAAAGACAACGAGCTCTTGGTTTGGGAGTATTGGGTTGGCACTCACTACTACAATCTAAAGGATTACCTTTTGACAGCAAGGAAGCCGCAAAATTGAATGTTGAGGTATTCAAATTAATTAAAGATAAATCATACAAGGCTTCAGAAGAATTGGCTCAAGTTTTTGGTGAACCTGAAACACTTGTTGGTTATGGTAGAAGAAATGTCACTTTGAACGCAATTGCTCCAACAACATCTTCAGCATTTATCTTGGGTCAAGTGTCTCAGTCAATTGAACCTATTTGGTCTAACTGTTATGTTAAGGATGTTGCGAAGATGAAAGTAACAATCAAAAATCCTGTTCTTAAGAAATTATTAGTTGATATGGGTAAAGATGATAAAGCTACTTGGGATAGTATTAAGAAGTATGATGGTTCTGTCCAACACTTGGATTTCTTAACAGATGAACAAAAAGATGTTTTTAGAACCTTTGCGGAAATCAACCAAGCTTCTATTATCAACCAAGCGGCGGTAAGACAAGATTACATTGACCAAGCTCAATCTTTGAACTTGATGATTTCACCTGACATGCCAACAAGGGACGTTAACAAACTTCTAATTGATGCGTGGCAACTTGGAGTTAAAACTCTGTATTACCAACACTCTATGAACTCAGCACAAGCTTTCGCAAGGAAGAAGTTAAATCTAAATGATTTACAATGTGTGGCTTGTGAGTCATAATTAACATCTAAACTAAATAAAACCCATCGTTTTCGGTGGGTTTTTTATTTATAAGAAAAAAAATACAGAGTATATTTATAAGATATGGCTGAAGGTATTACATATGGTTTAGAATTTCCTTTTGTGGATTCAACACAAGGGGATTATTTAGCCCTAACGGAAACTCAGTTTCAACAAATAAGGAGTGACTTATTACACCTAATTCTTACGAGAAGGGGTTCAAGATATTTTTTACCAACTTTTGGTACAAGGTTGTATGAATATATTTTTGAACCGTATGATGGTCTTACTTTTGATGCAATAGAAGCGGATATTAGGGATTCTGTCCAAAATTTCATGCCAAATCTTTTACTTAATAAAATTACAATTGAACCTGCGGACCCGTCTGAAGAGGTTCCGTTGGCTAAAGGAACCACGATACCAGGAACGGCAAGAGAGTATGTTTATAGAGTTCCCGGTAAAGGAACATCTGAGTATACCGCAAAGGTAAAGATTGACTACACAGTTGACAATTTAGCGTTTGCACAAAGTGATTTCGTTATTATCAATATTTAAACAATAGATGGCAAACAATAGAATTTCATATACAGTACGAGATTATGAAGGAATTCGTATAGAGTTACAAAACTATGTCCGTACATATTATCCTGAACTGATTCAGGACTTCAACGACGCGTCAGTGTTCTCGGTATTCTTGGATTTGAATGCTGCGGTTGCAGACAACCTACACTATCACATTGATAGAAGTATCCAAGAGACTGTATTACAATACGCTCAACAAAGGTCATCAATTTATAATATAGCCAGAACATACGGTCTTAAAATACCGGGTCAGAGACCATCAGTATCTTTAGTTGATTTCTCAATCACTGTACCAGCTTTTGGTGACAAGGAAGATGAAAGATATTTGGGTATTCTAAATAGAGGTTCTCAAATATTTGGTGCGGGTATTGTGTTTGAAAACCAATATGACATTGATTTTTCATCACCATACAATTACGCCGGTTTCCCAAACAGATTAAAGATTCCAAATTTTGATGCTACGGGTAACTTAGTTAACTACACAATCACAAAAAGAGAACTTGTTGTAAACGGTATTACCAAAGTTTACAAAAGAGTTATCACACCTGCCGATGTAAAACCATTCTTTGAATTGTTCTTACCTGATAAGAACGTTCTTGGTATTACAAGTGTATTATTAAAGAACGGAACCAACTACACTAACGTTCCTACTGCCGCAGAATTTTTAGGTTTGGAAAACAGATGGTTTGAGGTAGATGCTTTGGCTGAGGATAGAATCTTCATTGAAGACCCTACTAAAGTGTCTGACCAACCCGGTATTAAGGTAGGTAGATACCTTCAAACAAATAGTAGATTCATCTCTGAATTCACACCTGAAGGGTTTGATAAACTAACTTTTGGTGGGGGTACAACTTCAGCTCAAGACCAATTGAATACCTTTACCAATTTAGGTTTTCCAATCACAATTCAGAACATTACCAATAACTTTTCATTAGGTTCAACATTGACACCAAACGCAACGTTATTTGTTCAGTATAGAGTTGGTGGTGGTTTGGCGACAAACTTAGGTACAAACGTTATTAATCAGGTTGGAACTGTATCATTCTTTGTTAATGGTCCTTCACAAACAATTAATAGTTCGGTAATCAATTCATTGAGATGTACCAACGTTACTGCAGCTATCGGTGGTTCAAACGCACCAAACACAGAAGAAGTTAGAAACTACGTGGCATTTAACTTCGCAGCTCAGAACAGAGCCGTTACCGTTAATGACTATGACTCTTTATTGAGAAACATGCCAGCTGAATTCGGTGCGCCTGCCAAAGTATCAATCACAGAAAACAATAACAAAATTGTTATCTCAATGTTATCTTATGATACGTCAGGTAAATTGACTAGTATTGTGTCAAACACATTGAAACAAAACGTTGCGAATTATTTGTCAAATTATAGAATGATGAACGACTATATTCAGGTAACAACCGCAGAGGTTTTAGACTTGGGTGTGGAGATTTCAGTTGTGTTAGATGCAACACAAAACTCAGGACAAATTATTAGTGATATTGTTAATAGAATTTCTACATATTTTGACCCCCAATTCAGGCAGTTAGGTCAGAACGTTTATTTGTCAGAACTTAGAAGTATTGTTCAAAGTCAAAATGGTGTAATCACCGTATCTGATATTGTTATTGATAACAAAGTTGGGGGACAATATTCTTCGGCTGAAACTTCAATGCCATATTCAGACCCTGAGTTAAGAATTATCAGACCGGTTGACGATACTTTGTTTGCACAACCTAACCAAGTTTATCAGGTTAGATACCCACAAAAAGATATTAAGGTAAGGGTAAGAAACTTACAGAACGTTTCTTTCTCATAACACCTTTATTTAATCACACCTTAAGGTATATTTTTAGATTAAGAGGTTTTCTCAAAAAAACCCAAATAACTATTTATCATAAAAGCCTTAAATGGGAAAATCATATAGGATAAAAACTGACTTAGGTGTAGACAAAAATATATCGTTTCAATTAGAGCAAGATTTTGAATTTTTAGAAATCCTGTCTCTTCAAATTTCTCAGAATGATGTTTACACAAGAAACTGTGCGGACTACGGTGTAGTAGTTGGTAGGGTTATTGCCAACGGTGGATTAGGTATTCCAAACGTAAAGGTTTCAATCTTTGTACCTATCACTGAAACCGATGCACTTAACGAACAAATTGTTGCTCTTTATCCTTATGTTCAACCAAACGATAGAGATACCAATGGTATTAGATATAACTTATTACCAAGTGAGCAGTCCTACGCAAAACATGCGGTAGTTGGTACTTTCCCAACAAGAGAAGAGGTTTTAAAAGACCCGACCTTGGTTGCGGTTTACGACCGTTATTACAAGTATACTGTTAAGACCAACGAGAGTGGTGACTACATGATTTTTGGTGTTCCATTGGGACAACAAACCATGGTAATGGATTTGGACTTGAGTGACATTGGTGAGTTCTCACTAACCCCTCAGGATTTGATTCGTATGGGTAGAGCAACTGAAGCTCAAGTTGCTGGTGACAGATTCCAAACATCAACCAACTTGGAGAGTTTACCGCAGATTGTATCCATCACCAAGACCTTTGAAGTAAATCCATTTTGGGGTGACCCAAGTCTATGTCAAGCCGAGGTAAACCGTGTTGATTTTGATTTACGTGAAGAAGCTAATATTGATATTGAACCAACTGCGATATTCATGGGTTCAATGTTCTCAAGTCCTGATGAGTATAGAATTGGAGCACCATCTGTAAGAACCGATGGACCTCCAAGTGTATTAGGTAGGGGATGTAAACCAAAAGACAATACAGGTAGTCTGTGTCAGAATATCCCTGGTCCTGGTCAGGTGTTAGCCGTTAGACAAACAATTAATCAGGATGCTGAAGGTAGACCCATCTTGGAAGAGTATAGATTGGAGAACTCAGGTAATGTAATTGACGGGGATGGTACATGGGTTGTTGAAGTCCCGATGAATTTGGATTATGTAACAACATCTGAAGACGGAACGAGAATATTCTCAAGAGACCCATCTGTGGGTATTCCAACAAAAGGAAAATACAGATTCAAAATCAAATGGCAACAATCGCCAAACTCTGTTGAACAAATTAGAAGACCATATTACTTGGTTCCAAACATCAGAGAATACGGATGGCAGTTGTCCTCTGTTGACCCGATTTATGGTAGTAACCCATTATTGTTAAAAGATTTAAAAAGTTCATATTACTTTGGTATTGATTGGTCAGGATATACCGATGCCAGTACCACAGCAATTGAGAATGAGAAATTAAATAACGCCATTAATTGTCTTGATACTTTCTATGAGTTACAATACAACAAAGTCTTTACCGTTTCTAGTTTAATTGACCAATATAAAAGGGGGGGTGGTAGAAGTAAGTTTATTGGTGTAAAAGATATTGCCGACAATCAGTGTACCAACACAACAAACAATTTCCCTGTCAACGAGGGGGTTAAGAATTTTGATTTATTATATTTCTTATTCTCAATTATATTTCAAATATTCCAAACCATATTTCCACCGATTCTTATAATATATCATATTATTGCATTTCTGTGGAATAATTTAGCGGTTCCTATTGTAATTGCTTTGATAGCGATTTCATCGTATTTATCTTACACTTTCTTCACCCTTACAGCAGCTTTGATGGCGCTATTTGGTGCTGGTTTACTATTTCTTTTACCGGCAATCTTTTTTGCGGCATTAGCAATAACTCTTACAACACAATTTAGAAGAATTACAAAGTTTAAATTTGGGGCGTTTAACTTACCAATGATTACATATCCTGAATGTCAGGGTTGTGATTGTAAACCTGGTGACACCATTGCCGGTGACAGTGAAGGTGGTGGAACATCTTTGTTAACACCTTTAGCAAATCCTGCACTTTATTATCAAAACATTTCTGAGGGTTATTTGAGGTTTAATGAGGTTGAAAAAGGTGATGATAAAGGTACAATCTCAGATAATAATATTGCGGTTCAATCTTTTGCTTTGTCACAGGCGGTTGGTTCAAGAATTTTTAGAAACCAAAAGTTGGGGGTTTATAAATCTACAGAGTCTGAGGAGACAAGATTACCTGACGCAGATAATGACAAGTATTTCGCCTATGGAACATCATTACCGATGGCTCAGAGAGTTAACCAATTCAATAGTAGAAAAAAATACTTTGACGGACTCAATAGAATTTCTGTTAGTTTTGATAATCCATCAAACGCAACGGTAAAACACTTTGATAATACTTTAACAATAATGTCTCAATCTTCGTTCCCATCAGGAACGTTGTTGACGTTTGTTAACCCTGAAAATTCGTCGGACAATAACTATAAGTTCAGTTCTAATACTCAATCAGATACAGGTATTAGTGGAACTACTTTACAGGTGGGTCCAGGACCGATAACGGTAAGATACGCAACATCTCAAACTAATGACACAACACAGACGTATAACTTAAGTTCGGGTTCAACAGAAACAAATTATAATTACCCTGCGGACATTGAATATTACCAAGTGGTTACCGCAATTACCGTTAGTGATGCGTTTAATCTTATTGCACAACCAGGGTGTTCATCTTGTAGAAAGTATGTTGTAAAATGTGACGACTCAACTGTCGGTCAATTATTCGCATATTTCTCATATCAGGCTTGTGATGGAACTACACAATATGTTAACCTAACTAACGTATATGATACAACCGCACAAGATTGGGTTGGTGAAACTTTAGAGGTTTGTGCTTGTGCAACACCAACACTTGATAGTGGTGATGGTAGTGTTGTGTTTGTGGGTCCTGTATGTCAATTACAACCTACATATAATTCATTTTTAAAATTAATAAATTCGGTTGTTAATGTCACCTATGCTAGGAAACAAGGTTTGTCTTGGGATAAGTACACGACAGGATATCAACCAAGAACAACATTTGAAGGATTTGAAAATCAATATATTTTAATTCTTCAAAGAGGGGTTGACCCTTACTCACCTTTGTATACTAACAAGTATGGTATTGGTAAGATTCTTGGATTTACAAATGAAGATGACGTTGTTGTTACAACTAAATCAAGAGTTAATATTCCAATTCAAAAACTGACAGAAACTGATATGTCAGTTCAAAATCACAATGTTCAATCTAATATATTTTATGAGAGTAAATTCTTTATGGCTGGTAACGGTTTTTCAGCATTTACAACATCAAATGTTGGTTACTATAGTGGATTAGATGCAAATACTGAATGGAAAAATTTCATAAATAGTGGTGGTAGAACTTTAAAGAGTTATGGTGTTGATGATTACTTTGGATATCCAACAAATAGTGGTGTTGTATTAACAACAAGTAAAGATAAAAACGATTTTTTTGATACTCAAATCAATGATGGTAAATACGATTCTTTAGAAGATGTTTCAGGTTTAGATTTTTATTGGTTAAAGACAACAGGTCAAGGTAAAAAACCTTCACAAGTTGATAGTGAATATATTTCAGTTTCTTTGTTACCACAATTTGAATCAACACCTCTTACAATTTCTAATAAGATTTTAAATGTAATGAGAACTGACAGACTACCGTCTTCAGATTTCTTGGAGGGTTCAAATTGGAATGGTATTGTTCCTGTGTTACAACAGAATTTAGGTTTCACCATTTATGAAATCACCACTCAGTATCAGGAGGATTTTACAACTGTTGCTTATGGTACGGGTGCTGACATTGTAACTTCTGACATCACAGATTTAACAGGTGCTGTGAATGTTCTTGAAACTTTTTCATGTACCAACATGGTTAGTATTGATTGTTATAGTGGTGATGGAAAAACTTTTGGGGTTAAAGCCGACTGTCAAAATAATGACATAGTTTATGATGGATGTTATAGGTTTATGACAAAACCTTTAGTTTCATTACCTAAAGATTTGTTAGGATTTACAGAATATGGTGTTAGGTATAGATTCTTTTATGCGTTGTGTAGAGGTGTTTTATCACAAACATTTACTAACAACTGGGTAAACGGAACATTATACAAACCACCAATTCAAACAAGAACTGTTTATGATGGTCAGAATAAACCTGTTAGAACAACGTACTGTAAAGAGTTTGTTTACTTCAATGACGATAGTAACAACTTCTACATGAGAAGTAGCCCTTATAA